AAAAAGCTTCGATGAGTTGAGGGACGACAAGACGACCTTTTAGGGGTGTTTTTTGTATTTATCTCTCATATGTGTGTATATAGGGATTTATACAAAAAGGGGTGTTTTTTGTCGTTTTGTCGTGTCTTTGCAGGACAACAGGACATTTTAGGGGTGTTTTTTGTATTTATATCTCATGTGTGTGTATAAGGGGGTTTTACAAAAAAAGGGGTGTTTTTGTCCTATTGTCCTGCCCTTGGCTTACTCAAAAGTAAAAAAGCCGTATCGGTTAGGTCGCTTGGCAATCCTTTTAGCCAGAACCCGGTTGCAAGCTTCTAAGATCCGCTTTTCTTTCTGTCGCTCTCTTTCTTTGTCTCTTTTTTGTTCCTCTTTTTGTTCCTCTTTGCAAGCAAGATAGTTTTTGCTACGTTCTGCCCAACTAGCATCTATTCTGTTCCTTTCATCATCACTTAGCCTAACCACCGGTTGTGTCTCAACTTTTAAGAGCTGGTTTCCAGGGGGTTCCAATCGGGTAATGAGGGGTTCTTCTGCTAGAAGATCTTCCGCATAATCCAAACGGAGACCTATAGATTCCTGCATGAAACTCAAGGTGTCTAGGATCATGATATCTTACCCCTTCTAAAATCCTTAGCTAGCATACCCAGGCTACTGACCTTGTGGCTGTAGAATCTCCTAACAAAGTAGAAGATGGCCACCACAATGGTGATGGCCAATACTACATACTCAGTGCTAACCTCAGGCAGCCTAGGAATCAACATTAGATCGTACCAGCTTAACAGGCTCCAGGCGAATCTCACTCTCTTTATAACGATCAAGGAAGTCAACCAGGATCGTTTCAATTAGGGCAGAGGGTGTAATACCAACCTTGCGGGTAATCTTTCCAAGGATTACACTATTTTTGGCAATGATCGTCAACAGATCGCCAATTAAATCCTGCTGATTAATACCAGCCTCGCGGGCAAACTCTCCAATGACCTGTCTTGCGCTGTCACTAAGGTTGGCCTTCAACAGTTGAACCTTATCCTCAGCTATTCTACTCATATCGTCACCTCTCTGAATTTGACCTGGTTAACGGCTTCGAGAGCCTCATCGTCATCGTATCTACCATAGGTCTCACCAGTCATTTCAACACTAGAGTGACCCAGTAGGACGCGACGCTTATCTAACTCCACACCATCTTTCCTTGCCTGATTTTGAACCGAAACGCGAATACTATGAAAGCCCTTTTTGGTGTCATCAAGATCAGCATTGCGGAGGGTTCGCTGGATTGTCTTAGTTATTTTACTACCTATCTGTCTAATCTGATCGTCAGTCTTACCATCAATAAGATCACCAAACAGATATCCAGTAGCACCATCTTCAACATCAGCAATCAACTCTTCAAGCAAGCTTGTGGACTCACCAAACTGAGGTTGGTCTGGTACAGCTTTCCACTGTCGCTCAATCTTACCACCTCTGCACAACTTGCGGACGCGGGTTAGCCATTTGGCTCCAGTCTTCTGACCAGTCTTGATATCTGTGAACCACTCGATGTTTTTATACTCCAATCGAATGGCATCACCAAACCGAAGAGATGTTGCAAATGTCCACCTAAACAACTTGTGGAAGTCCTTGAGTTTTTCGGCACCGAACAACACTTGGATGTCCTCATTGGTTAGCTGGGCATATTGCTTGTCCTCATCGTTTCTAAGATCCTTTGCAGGCTCAAGATCTGCGCTAACATCACTGACAAGGTTTGTGTAAACGCGCCCTGCACCACATGCTTGTTTAAAGTAGGATTTGATCACCCGACAGTATTTGCCCTGGGTTGGAGGCGACCATGGTTTACCAGTATTAGACTTACCATCAAGCAAGAAGTCCTTCAGATCTTCTAGCGTAACCTCAGTAAGATACTTGTATCCCTTGACTGCCGTTAGGAAGACAGTCAATTTGCCTATCGAAGCATAGATGCTGTTCTTCCAGGTACCAGGTTTGTACTTGTTGGTGCGATCCCAGTCCCTAAGAATCCAGCTCGTAAACTCTTGGATTGTCTTGGTTCTTGAGGATGGTGGTATGCTACCATTACCATTTACATGAGGAAATTCCAGAGCTGATTTGTCTGGTTCTATACCATTAACAACGTCCTGGATCTGTGCGGCTGTTGCTGGCGCAGGAACAGCGATGTTCAAACCCATTTTTGCTAGCTTAGCAGCTGCCTCAGCACTGTCGATTAGATCGTCAAGCTTGATCTGTTTCAACCTAGCTAGCTCAGGATCCTTCGTTTTAAGGGAGATACGATAGCGTTTAGCACTATTACCCCCTCCACTTAACCATCTGAATGTGCCATTGGATCGGCGTTCTATGCGGCTCATGATTGATACTCCTTCATTAAGTTTCGTTTAACGATACAATAAGTTAACTATTGTTAACCTTATAACAAAGGGGTGCTTCTGATTACCGAAAGTGTTCATTAACTATTTGCTCAAGTTGATCCAAATGCCATTTGAAATGACTTGACTTTCAATAATATTTGCTCCCTGATAGCACGATTTACGGAGGCGATGTGAGCAAAAAAATTCAGAGAGAGCCAGACGGACGCTTCAAGAAGGGCCATTCGGCCAATCCTAAGGGACGCGGAAGCACCTCATTAGGCAAGGAGCTAAGGGAGGATCCCAGGTCGCGAGAGGTCTGGAATAAGATCTTCGGAGCTGCACTGGATGACAATGATCCTCGACAACCTATTGCCTGGAAGCTCCTGGCTGATCGTACAGCTCCAAGCTTGAAGGCTACTAAGGTGGAGGTTAATGATCAGGCAACAGTACCAGTCATCATGATGCCTGCGCCTAAGGCTGATGGTGCTGAGGTAGGTGATTCGACAGAGAGTACTCCACCATTGATTGTTACAGTAGAGGCCGAAGCTTGATGATCCAGCAAGTGGTCTATCGAGGGTGATACCCCTTAAATTACCTATTTGTGCCCCCTGTGGGTTCCTAATTCAAGTGATTCCGACCCCGGGATGGGGGGGGCGAGTTCCGTCGATGGTGGCCGCTCGTACCCGTCCTCTGTCTATGATTTTTTGACACGCCGAGTGAGAGCAAAATTTTGAAAAACGAAATAATATTCAAACCACACCCAGGCCCCCAGACCGAGGTCTTGCAAAGATCCGAGTTTGAGATCCTATATGGTGGTGCCAGGGGTGGAGGAAAGTCCACAGCCAGTATGGCTTGGCTTATTGACCCCAGGTACATAACACACCCCTTATACCGCGCCCTAGTTATTCGTCGTAATTATGACGACCTAAAAGACTTTATTGATCGCGCTAAGTTCATGTATCGCGGTCTAACCCCTCAGGTTGTAGGAAACCCGGCCGAGTTTAGGTTTCCTAGTGGGGCCAAGATCCGCACCGGTCACTTACAGGATAAAGATGCTTTTGCCAAATATTTGGGCCATGAGTATCACCGCGTGGTCATCGAAGAGGCGAGTCTGATCCCGGAAGAGATCGACTACTTGAGGTTAATTAGTAGTGTTAGATCCACCGATCGTGAGTTGCGCCCCCAGGTATTTTTAACCACCAATCCAGGCGGGCCGGGTCACTTATGGCTCCGGGATAGATTCGTCAACTTTGCTAGAAATAAAAGTTATAAAGACCCGGTCACCGGTCGTAGCAGGATCTTCATACCTGCTAAAGTAACAGACAACCCCACCCTAATGGAAGAAGATCCGGAATATGTAAAAAGTCTAGAGGCCTTGCCAGAGGAACTCAGGCGTGCTTGGCTACATGGTGACTGGGATATTTTTGCTGGTCAGTACTTTAAGAAATGGCGCAATGATGTACATATCATAGAGCCTTTTGAGATCCCGAAGTCCTGGTTTCGGTATAGGGCTATGGATTACGGTTATGCTGCACCCTTTTGTTGTTTATGGTTAGCCGTCAGTTTTGACAGAACAGTTTATGTATACAAAGAACATTACAAGGCTGAAGAAGAATTGTTTTATCACACGGGCAAAATAAATGAAATGTCCAAGGGTGAGGAATATATGGCCAGCCTGGGGGATCCTAGTATGTGGATCCGCAACCCACAAAACACAAACCGATCAGATGTAGTGGCACCTTCAAGTAAGTCCATTGCTGACATTATGAGATCTGACGGAATCAATTTGATTAAGGCCAATAACGATAGGATTAACAGATGGAACCTTATGCGGAAATACCTGGACTGGGATAATGACAGACCCCCCAAGATCCGCGTATTTTCCAATTGTGTTAATCTTGCCAGAACATTACCGGCAATGATACATGATGAAAGAAAGCCGGAAGATCTTAACACGAAATCAGAAGACCATGCTGTAGATGCTTTGGGTTATGGCCTAATGCATATAGGCAAACCTGTTGAGGTTCCTGAGGTAAAGCCCTGGCTTCAAAAAGAGTTAGACATGTTACTAAAGCTGGAAACCGATTATCCTGGTGTTCGTAATTGATGGCAACAATTACAGCGGAGAGGTGGAATTACGATACCCAGGAATGGGAGATTTTAGAAGTAGATGCGAACCTATTGTCCCCAATAGCATGGCAGGGCACAAAGTTTACGATCCAGGACGAAGAAATTGTTGATGCTGTCTTTGAGATCTCGGAAACGGCAAAAAACATGAATGAATATCCAGATGAAAACTTTAGAAAAAACTAGGAGATATAATGGCAAAAGAAGTTGCTGAAGAGTATAAGCCCCCCGTAGCAGATAAAGAGCTAGTTCGTAGATGTGAGGCTATGTTCAGTATGGCCCGCAAGGCCAGGACTGATACAGAGACCACCTGGCGGGATGCCGAAGAATTATATATGGGTAATCACTGGCGTGGGTTCAAAATGCCGAACTTCCAAAACCAGGTAACTCTAGAGCTAATCAGTTCCGCTATTGATACCATGATACCAATTCTTACATCACGTCCACCAAAAATAGACGTGTTGGCAGTGGGGGGTGAGGCCAAGGATATTTCTGCGGCCGACACCTTACAGTCAATGATGGAAGAAATTTGGCTTATCAGGGATATGCAGAATCTTGTTCCAGAGTGGCTTCTAGATTACCTGGTTTATGGAGCTGGGATCTTAAAGGTAAGGTTCAATGAGTTTGATGATTTACCGGACGCGGACGTTGTGGATCCTTATGCTTTATACGTTAATCCTTCAGCTACAAAACTTGAGGATGCTGAATGGGTTATGCAGGCGAGTCCAATGCCTATATGGAAAGTCCGCGATTTATATAAAAACGGACAATTTGTTCAGCCTATGGGCAATCTTAGTCAGTATGAGGCCATGAAGATGAATGTAGCACCGGAAGCTAATCACAAGATCCAGGTCACGGACACCCAGGGCGAAGGGACTGATTATTATGATTCAATGCAGGGTGCCATGGAAGATCTAGAAGAAAGATCTCTGGTGCTGGAATGTTTCATGCGGGATGGTACGAAAGAATATGTTGAAGACCCGGACACGAATCAACCTATAAAAAAGTATAAGTATCCAAGCCAGGTAAGGCAAACTGTTGTCAGTAATGGTGTATTGCTTTATGACGGGCCTAGTAGATATCCTTTCTTTAATCGTAAGCACAATTGCGCTCATCCTTTTCCGTATGTGATTTTAAAGAATGCCGGATCTGCTCATTCATTCTGGGGCAAGCCGGAGCCAAGAAGATTAAAAAGTGTACAGCTGGCCATGGATCGTATTGCCAGCCAAATGATGGACAACATTCATTTAACGGCCAACCCAATGTGGGTAGTAGATGAGACAGCTGATGTAACTGATCAGATCTCAAACAAACCTGGAAGCGTGGTTCGTAAGCGCGGGCCTGGTCAAGTCAGCATGCAGAGTCCGGCCAGTATGCCAGCTTATGTATTCAACTTTTATCAACTCCTCCAGGATGTCTTTGAAACGGTTAGCGGAGTTAATAAGGCCACCCAGGGTAAGGAGGCCAGCAACGTGACTAGTGGTGTACAGGCCCAGATCTACCGACAGGCCGCTACCACTAAGATTGATTTTAAATCCAGAGCTGTAGACCAGGGGATCCAGACCTTAGGAACTATGTGGATTGCCATGATACAGAACCTGGGGATCCGGCCACATACTGTAAACGTGGCAACCCTTGATGAAACAGTTGAAGAAAGATCATTCGTAGGTCTGGAGTTTCAAGGGCTGGAATTAAATGTCCGTGCTAAGGCTGGAAGCATGATGCCGGAAAACAGGCTTTATGTGGAAAACAAAATTATGCAATTGGCCCAGATGGGTCTTATCACAGATCCTGAGTTCATCATTGAAAATGTGGATCTACCTGGTAAAGAAAGGCTTCTACGAAAGATGCGTGAGCAGCGTGAGGGCCAGCAGGCAATGGAGGCCCAGCAAGCCTCACCACTATCTACGGACGAGATGGGAGAGCTTGGAACTGATGAAGAACAGATTTTCAATCGACTCAGCCGGGATACAGGCATGGCTGACAGGATTATCAACCAAGGATTAGCAGATTAAAAAATCGGTACAAGTTGTATCATATCAGATTGGTAGTTTAAAAAAAAGAATGAAAACTTCATAGACTAAATAGGAGACAAGCCGTGAGTCAAGAAATAGAAGGATCAACTTATGGACTACGAATATCGTCAGCCGAAGCTGAGTCACTTATTACTGGTGACGAGTGGGGTGAACCTACTCATGCCGTGACAGGCCCCAGTGAGCCAGACCAACAGCAAGAAGCAAGTCCGGGAGAGATCGACGGTGATGAGATAGCCACCGCTGAATCAGATGCGCCTCAGGAAACTGAGCAACCAGATGAATCGGAAGAAGCATCTTCGGAAGCAACGGAAGAACATGTATCACCCAGTGAGGTCGAGATTGATGGTGAGACATATTCGATGGATCAACTGAAGGAATTTGTCAATGATTCGCAAAACAAATCTGAGTGGCAGAAAACTAATACTCAGAAGGCACAGGATCTTGCGAAGGAACGCAAAGCTCTCCGAGCTGAATCGGAAAAATGGCAGGCGTTGAAGAAAGATGATGAATTGATGGAATCCCTTAAAGATTATGTTGATGACGACCATCCCTTGTTCCAGAAAATGGACGAAAGTTCCGATGAGCCAGAAGTAGAAACTGAAGCCCAGGATACAGTGCCGGACAGCCGGTACACAGACCTTGAAGATAAAGTCGCGCAGATGGAGGCAGATCGCCAAGTCGAGCGTGACGTAGCCAACCTACAGGCCAAACACCCAGAGTTGAAAGAGTCAGCGGAAGCACTGAATCAAGTGTTGAAGACGGCTCTTGACAGAGATCTGGCTGACCTGGAGGTTGCTTATGCTGTCACGGCTTATCAAGGTGCTGAGGATTCAGCTCTAAAGAAGGCTCTTTCCAAAGTTGATAAAGCTAAAGAGCTTCAGGAGATACCGGAGACACAAGGTGCAAGTCGCGCTCAACGCGCGATCACCACGAAAGTTCCGGCATCTTATGATGAAGCTCGCGACTTAGCTTTTCAGGAATACAGCTTATTTGAGTGAGGTAATATCATATGGCTCTTTCATATGACAATCTATCTGCTCTGACAAGAGATAAGTATATCCCTGTCCTCGTTGATAATATTTTCAACAGCAACGTTCTTACACATCGCATGCTGCGGAAGTCAAAAGCCGCTGCAAGTGGTAACAAAGTCTTGCAACCCCTTGAGTATGCAACAGCTGATGCAAAGGGTTTCTATTCTGGGTATGACGTACTTGATACGACCCCAACGGAAACCTTTACAGATGCTGCCTACAATTGGGTGCAGTCTTATGCGACCATTTCGATTAGCGGTAAGGAAGAAGCTTTGAATGACGGCGCGGAACGGGTTATTGATCTCTTGGAGGCTAAGGTTAAAAATGCTGAAAAGTCTATTAAAGACATGTTCGGCACGCAACTATATTCTGATAATACTGGTTCAGCTGTGACAACGTCTGGTGCTGTTACGAGCGGTTTTCTTGGGCTTCAACATATGATTGATAGCGCGGGAACTGTTGGTGGCATTGCTAGAGGTGATTATAGTTGGTGGGCAGCGCAAGAAGCGTCTGACACATCATCCGCGTCTTACGCGAACTGTGTTGACTCCAGCCATGCTGGTTATATCCATAAACAGATCCGTAGTATGTATGGAAATTGTAGTATAGATAATGACGTTCCATCGCTAATTGTTACAACCCAGGTTGTGTTCGACGCTTACGAAGAATCGCTCTCTGCTCAGAAGCGGTTTGGTGCAAGTGATAAAACACTTGCTGATGCAGGTTTTACTAACCTGTTGTATCGCGGCACACCTATCGTTGTTGATAACAAATGTCCAGCTGGTCTTATGTTCTTTATAAATGAAAAGTACATTGGATTCCGACATCACAGACGGCGCAATTTTACGTTTGAACCGTTTATGAAACCGGTAAATCAGGATGCCAGAGTTGCGAAGATTCTATGGCTTGGTGCCCTCACCATGTCTAACCCCCGCATGATGGGCAAGATCACTGGTCTGCCTACAGCTTACAGTTAGGGAGTTGGAATGGCAGTAAGATGGGCATCGGTCGAAGCTTCAGTTAACCCTCAGCCTATTACAGAGACATCCACGACTAAGAAGGTGCCCCTAGGTACAACTGTCCGATGCAAGGATTTCGGTTCTTCCGATTCTGGAGTTGGAGAGTTTATGTACTGTACGGGAGTTGCTTCCACGGCCGCGGGTGATTGGGTGACTATTGATGAAGCTCACGCTACTGTTCGTGCTGTTGCGGATGCTGTTGGTCGAGTCGGTGTAGCTATGTCTGCGAATGTTGCCAGCCAATATGGTTGGTATCAGATCGCTGGCAAATGCGTAGCACTACTTGCAGCCAGCTGCGCCGCTGATAAGGGACTATCCCTTTCCGGTACCACGGCCGCCGCAGATGATGGCGACCAGGCAGGTGACGTGATTCATGGTGCAGTTAGCCGAGCGGCCGTTACATCGTCCGCTACAGCTAATTGCGAAATTAGTTATCCATTTGTCAACGATGTTGCTGACGACTAGTAGATAGATCGAATTCAGAACTTAAAGCGGAAGTTGGGACTCTAAGCCTTTAACAGCCACTATGCCGGCTGGGCGAAACCCCCATATAAAGCTTTGGAACCAGGGGGCCATGGCGGCCCCCTGGATTTCCTTAACAATTAACTTGGAGACAAATAAATGACAGGTAACGATATGCTAGCTACGCTAGGCCTGAGACTGGAAGATCCGGAAGAATCTTCTTTTACCCAGACCGCAAAGCTGGACGCGTTAAACATTGCACAGAGGACTGTTGTCAATCTTGTGGATAATGCCTACTTAGGCGAATTGCAAGTAATTGTAGCTAATCAGGCAATGGTAGGTCACGGTATCACTTATACTGTATTGGCAGCACATTCTGATGGAGGTCAACCGATTCGGAATGGTATCATAGCTGTAAAAATATATAACGGCAAATGGTGTACAATGATTGAACCGGGTGATCAAAAGAGATTAGAAAATACTTATTTATCAACCAGTACAACCAATCCGGTTGCATATGTGTTTGGTGAAAAGGTTTATGTTGATGGTACAGCTGCATCTACAACAGCAATTGATGTCTGGTATCTAAGACAACCAGTAGCTATAGCGGCCGATGCTGTTGAATGTGAGATGAACATTGCTTTGCATGAAGTAGTGATAGATCTAGCAGAATCCCAATTGTGGAAAATGGATGCTAAAATGGATCGTGCAGCAGCGGCTTATTCAAATGGTACAGCACAGATCACAGCTCTTAATGCAAGATACCCAGCAGAAGCACCTAGTGGAATAGGTACTAAGAATCGAGTTTAGTCATGACCTGGTCAAGTCTTGTAGACCGGGTAATGGCTGGTTTGCCATTCCAGGACAGTAATGACTTCAATACTACGAAGGTCAAGAAATACCTAGAAGAAGCCCAGGAAGATTTTGCTTTTTATACAAAGTGTTATGAAAAGGACTTTTCTTTTTACCTAGATGCCGGTGATCAGTACCTAACCCTACCAAACGATTTTGTTGAACTTGTAAGTACTGTTGAGTTCAAGGGATCCAACCTTGAGCTATTCCAGCGTCACGAAGTTATAGATCGCCGTAAGAGTGATAACACTTTTAGAACTGGTACTCCAGAATATTTTGATATCCAGGGAGATAGGATGGTATTTGTACCAGCTCCCAGTGTTGCTGCTTTATGTACTTTTAGATATGTGGCCAAACCCACCAACCTTACCGATTCTGCTACAGCTTATAAAAAATTAAGATATGATACCTTAACTAGTAGCGCACCTGTAATAGGTACGACTTTAAATGCAAAGAGATGGGATGGTAGTGCATATACAACAGCTGTAACCTGGTCGGCTGTAGTATCAGATTATATTGATGACAATCTTGAAGGGACTCTCATAATTGGTAGCCAGACTGGGAGCATTAATAATAACGATCTTATTATAGCTCTTGATGATGAGGTTGAAATGTGGAATGTCATCTATACGAGTTGGGCCACATTGCTTTCAAACTGGGGAGATCTCGGCCTGGGATTCAAAGCCCTGGCAAACGGTACCCCTTACGATTTTCCAACAGCTGGAGATGAGCCATCCATAAAACAAATTTACCATCCGTTCCTGGTTGATTATGCAAAGGCACAAATGTACTGGGATGTGTCCGACGGAAGGGCAAAAGATTACATGGCCAACTATATGATGAATCGCGAAAACACAAGAAAACAATTTGGAGCCAGGGGTATACATGGCCCTGCTAGGGTAGCTGACGTATTGTAATGGGATTAATTAGTATACCAATATTTGATGGTGGACTTATTACTAACATGGATCCCGAGGACATTCCAAAGGATGCATGTTCTGCTACGGCTAATTTTGAAATAGACGTTAGGGGTAAGCTCTCCAAGCGGAAGGGTAGGGTCGCAATAGGAGATGCGGTGGGTACCAGGGCATTTGTACAGGCTGCAAAGTGGATTGTGGCCTCAACTAATTACTGGCTCACATATGATACGACCGCCAGGCTTATCGAAAGATATTCCGGAACGATGGGATCCCAAACAGCATTAGGAGCCGCACTAGCTTCCGGAACAACTGATATAAAAATTTTAATATTTGGTGATCATGCAAGGTTTGCAACTGGAATCACAAACAAGGCCAGGTGGTACGGTTATTTAACCAGGCAATATTTCTTTGGTGGTTGGGATCCAAACTCAGGTGGTGCTTATGAAGTCCAGGATGCAACACCTAGCTATCCATCCACCTGGGGATATCCGGATATAACAACAACCGGTAACGGAAATAATCCTGTTGGTTATTATTATTACAAGTTTGTTCCAATCTTTGATGGCAACCAGGAGATTCCTCTTGGTGAGAGCTTTGCAAAACATCAAACCACATCAGGCGGTTTATTTTTAAAGGTCGGCCTGTCATTAAGTACAGACAATTTTAATAAAAGAATTACGGCAATTAAAATGTACAGGTCATATGATACATCAGATATAGCTCCGGTATACTCTCATGTAAAGACCATCCCGGTAAACTCCAAGGCTACTCACGCACATAAAGAGACAACATCCTCCAGCTCAAATGTTGGTACCAAACTTTACTTACCTGATTATGCTGTTTCCACATCAGGACATAATAACATGTGGATAGAGCTAGGTGCAAGCACGGGTTACTATTATCGGATTGCATCCGGCAATAACACGCAAAGAACTTATACTATTGATGCGTTGTATTCATCTTCGAGTACCGCTATTATAACATTTGATGGATTTCAGACAAGTCTATGGAATGGATCGTGGAAAATATTTGAGGACAATGGCTCAGGCACAGGCCCTCACGCAAGTACAGTTAATGACTCTGCCACAACAGGTGGTTATGCTGGCAAGGATATAATATTTGAAAACGGATGGGACTGGGCCAAGAATGAAAGAAATGGCTGGGTGGCCAAGGCATCATCACAAGAAAGAGTTATATATAACAGTTTTAAAAAGGCTGTACAGGTTAGTGGTGCTTTTACAACTGAGGCTGATGGCTTATCAATTGAATTGACTAATGGATATTATTTTGGATCACCTGATGCGGCTTTTGATATGTATGTATTTGATGGGGATCTCATTGATGCCGGAGATCATCCATTAGGTGCGCTAGACAAGATTGTAGTTAATTATAAGTATGGTCAATACATAGATGGCCGCCTATATGTGGCCAACGTCAGGCTGGATCCGGATGGTGATGCAGAGGATTATGATAACTTTATTATTTATAGTGAATTACTACAGCCGGACATCTTGCCTATAGTAAACTTTATTCAGATAAAAGATATACAGGGCGGGGCCATAACCGGCCTAGCCAAAATATTCAGTGACCTAGTTGTTTTATGTGAGCGCGGGATCTATAGATTAAGTATCCCGTCATCGAATCCTGCAACCTTCAGCCTACTGGAAGCTGAGGAAAATATTGGATGTATCGCAGACAATAGTGTATGCCAGGCCATGGGTACGGTTTTCTTTGCAGGAGCTGACCATGTATATGCACTAGATCAGAACTTTATACCGAAACCCATTACCGAGCCAATCAAGGATGTATACCAGGGTACAGCCAGTCTTTCAAGCACAAGAATTATTTTTGACCCAAAGAAACAGAGATTGCTTTGTCGGTTCGGATCTGATAGAAACAACATATATGTACTAGATCTGGTAAGGTACGCTACCGGTCAAATTGTTTGGAACAAGATGGATATGCAGGCTTATCCGGTGGATGTAATAGCTATTGATGAGGATTTAAAAACGTACACGGTGACTAATACATAATGAAAGATCAAGTAGGATTAAAAGGAGAGGTTGGTTTTGTAATTACCAAAGCTGATGGCACGACTCAAGAAGTTGGTAATTATAAGAATACTATTAGTACTGAGTTAAAAACAGCAATTGCCACATCACTTCAAATAGCACAAGAATTTGGAGCGTTAAATGGTGCAACTGGTGATGCTGAAAATTTTATTGCTGCCACTGAAAACCAAGCTGGAATTGTTGCTCTCGATACAGCCGGTGCTTACTGGACGGCATACACGCGAGGGGCATCTTCCGGGAATACAGCTGGTACTCTAAAGTTGGACGGTACCATAAAAGCCAATTCAAGTAAAACCATAGCAAGTTTCAAAATGGGTCATGGAGCGGGTGTTGACGTAGCTAGTACTGGTTCTTTTTCCGTTGATTATGCTACAAACGATCCAACTGATATTGCCTTGGTTGATGGGGATCAGCTGGATATTACCTGGACAATAACATTGGCGGACAATTAATGATCATAACTAAAGATATATTTTTAAGGATCCCGATGAGGGGAGAGGTAACGCTTGAAGTATTTCATCCTGAGGACGTTCAACGAATGGAGTCATTACATTCAGAACATGGGGAGAACGAATTATCAGCCGGTCTTATTAATGCAGTAGCAGCTCATATGAGATCTTCTTCCGGTGCTTCAGCCTATCACATAACTACCAGTTCTAGTTGGTTTACGCGGGATTATCCTGGCGAGGTTGCTTATCAGTCTCAAGTTGGTCTATATAATAATGCATGGACACAGCAAGACGGCAATGATGGAATATTTGGTAATGTCAATGCCGATACAGCCAAGAGTGATGGGACAAGTAATGGCACTGGGACACTAGCTCTTCTTTTATCAACAATTGCAGGCAATTCATCAAGTGGTCGTGATGAGCTTGTTTGCACATGGGCATCCGAGAGTCAATGGCTAGGATACTTTGATGGCAATGAGAGTGGGACTACCACAAGCCTTGTGTCAGCATCCACGGCCACGGGAACAACATGGAAGCTTGGAAATAGCTTTTCAGTTGCTAGTGGTAACTCATCTTCTTTTGCAACTGAATTTGCAACATATACAGCGTCTTCTTTTACTCTAGACGCAGGAGATACGATTAAAGCGGTATGGACAATTACCATAGGATAATATGTCAGTAACAGTAACAAGTCCGAGTTCCAGCACCTACCTTTTTCCGGGGGATACGCATACCATAACTTGGTCTACGTCTGGGATATCAGCTGGCACAAACATGACCATCCAGCTACGGAAGGATGGTACTAGTTATGGATCTAACATTAGCAACCAGACACCCAATGACGGGTCTTACAGCTGGACGCTTGATAGCAACTTACCTAGAGATCAGAATTGGCAGATTAGAATATTTACATATGGTGATTACAGCAATATAGATGATAGTGATGAATTTAAAATTGGGGTTTTAAAAGAACCTGCTGACGTATCCCAATTCAGTGCAGATAGTGTTACTGAACAGGCCGTTGGTAAATGGAGGATATTACCTGCTGATGCCTCTCAGTTCAGCGCAGATAGTATATCCACGTCAACCACTAAATGGGAGCTTCTGCCAGTAGATGTCTCTCAGTTCAGCGCGGACAGTGTTAGTACTTCAGTAGACTTCTGGTTCAAGGTACTTACAATTTCAGATGCATCTCAGTTTAGTGCAGATAGCGTATCAACATCTACTATGAAGTGGAACCTTGTAGCTACTGATGCCTCTCAGTTTAGTGCTGATAGCGTCACTACTTCAGTAGACTTCTGGTTCAAGGTACTTACAATTTCAGATGCATCCCAGTTTAGTGCAGATAGTGTGTCCACCACCAAAGGCAAGTGGAAGATTATATCTACTGATGCGACCCAGTTTAGTGCAGATAGCGTGACCACAACTAAAGGTTCTTGGAGATTTGTGCTTTACATGGATGATGCAACTTCCTTTACCGAGGCCACGTCAACAATTCATGGTGGCCCATCACGTTTCTGGGAAATCGATGCTGATAATTCAGAAGAACAATTTGCGACCAGTAGGACAACGGGATGGATCCCTACCGGCCCAATAGATAAGAACCCGGTATTGCGAAGAATAAACATGGCCTATAAAAGCACAGACCCTGTAAAGGTTAAGGTCTATACTAATGAGGATGATGATAATGCAATCTTTGACAAAACTTTTGCAGCTAGTGCCAGCGCAATTACTGAAAAAAGTTTAAGGATTGGTAAGCGAGCCAAGAACTTCAAGGTTCAGCTTGATACAGATTTAAGTGGTAATTACAACACGTTGATTGACAAAATGGAGATAGAGGTAGATGGGCGCGCAACTGTATGAAATGGATTCCAGTAGCGGTACAGAGAGTATAGACACTTCCAGGAAAACCGGTTGGTTTCCAGTAAGTGATCTGGCCCAGAAGACTGTAGTCCGTAGGCTTAACGCCAGGTATTCATCAGCCAAGGCAATTGACGTAAAGGTTTATGCGGATGGAGATGATTCAGCGGCTGTGTTTAGTGGAACATTAAGGGCGAATAATGGTGATACTGGTATGGATGTTGGTAGTGGTGGATGGTCAGATAGCGCAACATCAGTACCTACTAGCAACACATTAGTATTAAATGCTGGTGATTTCATTAAGGTGGATTCAGAAATAATGAAAGTCATATCAACTGGTAGCAATACTTTGGTAATTGAAAGGGCCAAGAGAGGGACATCAGCTGCTACGCATAGTGCTGGTGTTGCAATCAATTACGCTAACCATCCGTTGGAAAGCTTAAGGGTTGGAAAGAGGGCAAAATATTTAATGGTGGGAGTTGAGGAAAATGGTTCCGGCTCCCCCAATTACACACAAGAGATAGGAAAACTGGAGGTTGAAGTAGATGCCGTATAGCAAGTCAACAGAAAAGTCAACAAATAAAGGTTTCCGGATTGTTGAAGGAAAGCTTGATGAAAAACAGACCAAGGTTAAGACATTGAAAAAGGCCCCTTCAAATAAAGACCTGGTAAAGAATGAATTTGTTTTTGCCAAGGTAGGAAAAGATTCAGAATCTCCAGGTAGCCCATCTAATGATGAAGCCAGGATCTATTTTAAAGATGGTTCTGGTACTGTTTGGAAATTTACAACAAGTACAAAAGTATAGGAGTAGACATGGATCCTTTAACAATAATGGCAATGGCGAAAGCAGCTCAGGCTGGTGTTAGCTGGTACCAAGCTAAAAACGCACCCCAGATGTCAGACCAGCCGATGTACCAGCAAATGGTACAAGAGTACCAGCGCATTGGTACAGAAGGCCAGTTTAGCCCATCCCAGCGCGCGAACATGTTAAGGGAGATCTCAGCAAAATCGGGCACTGCGGCAGATATAGGAAAGGCTAATGTAGCTGGTAACCTTACAAGGCAGGGCCTTGAGAATAGCGGAATAGGCGCACAGATGGGCGCACAATTTGATACGGATCGTATGCGCCAGGTGGCTCGGGCCAGTAGGGCTATAGCGATGGCGAATGAGGCCTCAAAGTCTGAAGCCAAGATTGCTATGGGTGGTATTGGCCGGGAGCAATATCAGGAAGCACTAGGAAGACACCAGGCTATAACATCAGCCCAGACTTCATTAGTTGGTGCAGCAGGCGAAGGTCTTTCTGTTGCAGTAGGAAATATAGGAACTAGCAATCAAATAAAAGACCTTGTTGCCCAGCTTGGTACAGAAACTGATGACGGCCAGAAACAGCTTATAGTTAACCAGTTGATAAAACTGTGGGGCGGGGGATAATAGTGCCGCAACTATCGAAAGAAGATCAGAAACTGATTCTGGATGCGATTAGCCCTCATATAAGCCAGACTCATCTAAATGAGCTGTTAAAAGATCAGGTCGCGCTGCTAGATGAGGGGACTAGTATTGATCGCAGGTATGCCCCCAAAAGATATCAGGTCAGATCTGAGCTACATCCCACGACCGGCTCGGATCCACACAGATATTATCAAAAGCTTTATCCCGGACATCCAGAGTATGCCCCAGATGATCCAGACTATGAACAAGAGATAACCAAAGAAGAATTTGATAAAGCAGCGCATGAGAGAGAGGCATACAAAACAATCAGGGCTGATTATGACAAACGCAGAAAGGCCCTTGAGCAAAAGATTAAAGATGTACAGGAACGCCAGGCAAAGACAGCACCAGATATAAATGCTCCAGCCAAACCAAAGCCTAGGGTATTTAAAAGTCAGAAAGAGTATGACGAGTATCTCGAAGCTAAATATCCTGGAAGTAAACGGCCTCAACCCACGACTGCTAAAAGCGTTATAGCGGAAACCACAAAGAAACAGATTGCCCAGCGGAAAGCAAAAAAAGAATTAAGACAAAAATCAAAAGACCAGAAAAAAGCCAAGAAGATGAAGAAGGATTATTTAAAGGTGTTCAAAGATTCTTTTGTAACTGCTCCAGATCCAAGCCCGATTACACAGACAGCCGCTATGGATCCTCTTGAGGATTCAACGGCAAGTATCCGAGAAAAGATGGAGTCCCAACTCGCAGAGAGGCAAAAGTCCAGACCCGGAACGGAAGCAGAGATTTTAGCTTCAATGACTAAAGAGGAAAGAAGAAATCTTAAAAAACCTACACAGGCTGGAGAGGATCCTTTAACCGTCATTGATAAGGCAAAGGAAAAAGTTGAAGCAATTACTAGGAAAGTTATGGGTGATGAAGAACCAGCTACTATTGAGGAAAAGAATAATAAGATTCTTAGAAAATCTATACCACTCACTCAAAAATGGCGGGAGGCTCCGACGGAAAGACAAGTCAGGACATATCTAAAAACTGAAAAGTGGACACAAAGTGCTATTGACGAATTCATAGAAATGCACAGAGATAAGCTTAGAAAATAAATGGCTAATGGAAATAAAAGCCTCATTGATCGGCTCAGTAGTCAAACAAACTTTCAAAACTACTTACCTGAGCAGCAAGCGGAAGCTGAGACCACCTCCCAGGTTCAGCGTTATATAGATGACTACGACCGCCTGATACAGCAACAGCTAGACCAGGAAGAAGTCGCCCAGGCCTTACCAGACCTGGCAAAACAATACCCCAACCAATATTCCACCATCAACAAGATGGCCAAGCAAGG